CCCTTAAATAAATGCTTCTTGTCTTCTGGTCTAGCATAACATTGATAAATCATGATAACCCCTCCACATCCTTAAGCTTATTAAACAACTCGGTTTTCCCTCTAAGCTGAAACGCATCTTTATAAAGCTGTAGTCGCTGGGAAGCTACTTTATTTAAATCAAAGTACTCTTCCGTTAGCTCATGTAAATTACGCCCCATAGATTCTCTATGTTTTTTGTCTTTGCATACACGAGTTAAAACTTTAACCCACTCAGCCGAAGGAGCATCAGGAGCAATAAGATATCCTGTTTTACCATTTACAATAGTTTCATCATAACAACCAACATTCGAAGCCACTAAAGGAACACCATATCTACCACACTCGGCAACTTTAATNTCCGACTTAGAATCATTAAAATCATTCATCTGGAGAGGAGCGATGGCAACATCAATCTGCGAGAAAATTGCACCATATTGCTCTGTTGGAAGAGCATAATGAACATACCAATTACTTGCACCTTTAAAGCCTTTTAGCAACGTCCTCTGATAATTATCCCAAACATCTTGCTGCCATGCCTCTGCATCATTCTCACCTTTAGGAGGCCTCCCAAAGAAATGCCACTCTACATTTTCCTTTCCCACCCGCTGATTAACGAAATGGGGAATTCCAGCAAACTCTTTAACATCCTCCTCATGGTGAATTCCTCCAGCCCAGCCGATTCGAACTACACGCTTATTTCTGGGTGGGGCTTTAGGGAAATTCCAGGCGGGTAATTTGTAGTCGATGGCATTCTTAACTACGGCAAGAACCCCCCCACAGAACTCCTGTATGCGGGAAGCAAACTTCTTTTGAGTGACAGTAACTAAGTCAGAATTAGCGTAAATGAATTTAGTAATCTCAGACAAGCCTTTCGTCTCGTACACTTCTTTAAGACGGTGACCCTCGTATAGGTTAGTTAAGAGATCATCAGTATCATAATGAACAAATTTACCAAACTCATGAGCTTTTCCTATAACTCGGGCAGTGTAGGGTCCCCCAAAGTTAGCAATATTTTGGGTCATGATTACATCAGCCCACTTCATATCCTCAAAGTCCCAGTCCTTCATCCACTCTCCAGAACTAGCTTCCATACCTAAAGGGTTTTCGTTAAACCGGACCTCTACAAGCTCTGGGTACTGCTCGGCTATCTTACCAAAAGGCGACCAAGCACGATAATAAGAACAACCCCCTTTATTGGCGGGGCAAACCAAAATCTTTAATTTGTCCATGTATAAAAAATATGAGGAGCCCGAAGGCTCCCCATATTATAGATCCTAACTGTTAATAGTTACGCTTTTGTTTTGATTTTTGCGGCGTCTACCTTTGCCGTAGCGACCTCATCATCATGCACAGCTTTTGTAGCATCTGAAGAGTGAGCAATACCAAGGCCCGAACCTAAAGACTTAACAGCCTCTCCGAACTCAACATTCTTATTGAGGGGAACAACTGCCATTACCATATTAGTGTAGTGCTGTCGTTTTCTAGGACTGAAAATTGAGCACCCACCTTCCCACGCTGCTAAGCTAGGAAGAAAGCCTTTCATTAAAGTCCACAAAGTATCGAGGAATCCACCCAGAGTAGAAACATCAGCTTCTTCCCCCATAGCTCCCTCAACCATTGAGCAAGACATCAGACCCGCTCCAAAAAGTACCGCAATAGCGGCAGGNAGAATAATATTTTTCATGATTGTAATCTTTCCATGTAATCATCATCATCCACTTCCGTAACGGAACGGTTGATGTCATTAGCAGACCTCTCAACAGCAGCAAAAGGATTGATGCTCTCAGAAATTTGCTTAAGCTCCTCATAGTCTTCCAGTTTCACAAGAGACTGAATATCATGAAGAGTGTCCATCCACCCCGCTACCTCTTTGCCAGTACCCGTAGGGGTAGACTTAGGGCGCGGTGCAGACTGGTCGTACTTAGGCCACTGACCTTCCATGATCTTAATAATCTTAAAGTCATGCCCTTCTTCCACATCAGTAATATCCCCATAATCAGGGTCAACCATTGCAGCAATAATTTTCTTGAAGAGGATAATGCCAATAGACAAAATCTTAACCTCTCCAGTTTCTCGATCCACTACATTCATGTAGTAGCGGTCACGCCCTTTAATTTGACGAGCAAGAGTCTCGTCTTTTGTGGGCTCTTTCCAAAGCGAATAGTAAAGCTCGCAGAGGGGGCATTTCTCGCCATGAACTTGACGGCAGTGAATATTCTTCACAGTGCCGTCCTGCATGGGAATTCTATGCAACTTAGTCATCGCATAAAAGTCCGCGTCATCCTCTTTGGGAGGCAGGATTCGAACTGCATTCGTACCCTCCTCTACTTTGAGAAATGTATCCGACATTCCTCCACCCCCACCCTTACCTGATAGGTTAGCGTGNATTTCCTTAATTTTTTCTAAATCGATAGCCATTGTAAACTCCTTTGTAGTTAGTTATAAGCTGTTAGTGCTATAATAGGCAGCGTAGCCTGTTTGTGTTAGCTGTAAATGTTTTTTTCTGCTCTCATGTTAGCGGACAGTTGGACGAGCAGATCCTTCTTCTGTCCTAAAGATTGAACTAAGCTCTTCAGCATATTGTACTTCAAAGTTAATTCATTAACCTCACGGCAGATGCGCCCGTACTCGTCCTGAGAGAGCACATAATCATCGAGGTCTTTAGCGGTAGGCTTCTTTGCAAGCCCTCTTCCTTCTTCAGTTCTTTCTTTTCGTGTTTGGGCCATATATATAGTTAGCTCCAAATTCTTATCATCTAATTTTTTCTTGCAAAGATCTTGCATAGCAGAGTAATACGAGTAATGGCTGGCATGTCTAGAAAGCTCCACATCCATATTACTTCTATCAATCCTTGTTATGTTTTGACAGATCTCATTATAGGTATCCATGTCAAGATCTCTAATTACTTGATTAATGTCTAATTTAGGCATAATAGCTCCTTGGCTAATTCAGGGTTCAATCGAGCAAACATCATCATTGCTCGGGACATTGTTATAGTAAGCTTCTCGTTAGAGGTGTAAACATATTCCTCTGTTTCTCCCTCGCCCTCACCCCCTAACCCACACAACTCCAGTAACATATGACAAATTTCGTGAAACAAAGTTTCTCGGGCAGGACCATCCTCCATCTTTTCTTCCACCTGGATCTCATAAGTATCAAAATCGCAAGTGCCCCAGCAATTAGTTTTAGCTGATTTTAAGCCTTTAACTATCTTAATCCTAAAGCGAGCCCATCCAGCGTCTACTTCTTGAAGGGCCTCAGTGGAATTAATAAGTTCAAAAATATGCTTACTCTTCGGACTCATACGGATCAGCCTCACTTAGGGTTAGGGTACTATAATCAACGGAAAGGGGAACAACAAATCTTTGCTTGCCGTTCCTAGATTTCATAACGTAACATCTCATTTGCCCATTATCAAACTCCTCCTCTGTTTGGTTAAGAGAGATAGCATAATCACAGGTCCGAATCTTTCCATAAGCATCTGCAAGTTCTGCGTCTGTGATAAGCTTTACTGATCTTCCTTGGCGATTTGTTTGNGTTGCTGTCCACATCAAAACATCACACTCAACAGCAATACCTCGTAGCTCTTCAGAAATTCTTTGTTGGGCTTGGTACTCCGCTAAACCATCTCGCGTAGGTCTAAGAAGTTCAAGGTAATCAATGAGAATTACATCAGGCTTAAAGTCTTCGTAGTTTTGAAGTTGAACCAGAAGAGACCTAATATCATTAATATTTGCCAACCCCGTAGGAAACTCTTTAATCATTAGTTGAGCTTTAGGGAACCTCTCCCCAAAAACCTGAAGCCTCTTCTGAAGAAGAGCTAAACTATCCTTAAGCCTTCGCTGAGGAATAAGGGTCATGATAGAATCAAAACGAGCAGCGATTCGGTCCTCACTCATCTCTAGACTAATGTAAAGAACCTTCTTATTGTTCATCATCGCCTTTACACCCTGATTAACAAGGTAAACAGATTTGCCGACCCCTGGGGGTGCTACAACCATAGCTAATTCCTTGTTTCCTAAGCCACCTTCCAACTCCTTTGAAAGAGTATCAAAAACCGTAGGGTGTCTGTTTCCCGCAGTATCCTTTAAGCTCCTTTCAAAACGAGCTAGAACGTCATTAAAGTACGTCTGTCCGAGATCAACATTCCTATTGATACATAGAGCATCCCGTACCAAGGTTTCAATCTCCCCCATCCGATCATCTTTAAGCAAGCTAATACTATTAGTAATAGCTTCTCTCATGGCAGACTTTTGAGCAAACTTTTCGATGATGTCTAGGAAGAACTCCGTATGCCCTATACAGGACGCATCCATGGAGTTAATTCTTTGAAGCTCGTCATCATAATCAGAAAGATCTTCCTTAGAGCCCTTAAATTCTTTAACACACTCTAAGAGGTGAAGATCCTTAGGAATGTCTAGATAATCATCATAGTATTGCCTGATAGACTGAAAGATATTTGAGTGTATAGGAAACTCAAAATACTCAGGCCTAACTAAGGAGCTAATTTGAAGATAAAAATCTCTATTGTATTTAGAGAGAAATAAGATGCCTCTCTGAATATCGTCGCTAAAATCGTACTGCATTGTTACTGGGGTTTATGGAGGGAAGAAGATATTTTGTGTCCTACGTCATTATAGACCTTTTCTGTCAATTTCCTTGCTGTTTCTTTGGCGTTTCTTGCCTCGGATTCAGATCTGCGCCTTACGACCCCATCCTTTACCCCTTGCTCGAAATTAGGTGTCATTTTGGAGTAATGTCTCCACCCAGTTGCAATAGCTCGTTTAGATGCAGCTATAGATTCATCATAATACTCATGAGCTTCATCCTTCGTCAAACCATCTTCATAATACTTTCTGGCTCTTACTCTATTGGTGTGGCAATCCCCTTTCATCTTAAAAGTAGTAACTGACCCCCAATTTCTATTCCTTAATTCCCCACAGTCTGGGCAGGGGGTTTGCTTGGGGGCTGTGCCTAAAGGATAGTCTACCTCCCAAATAGCTTCACATTCATGACAAATCCAATCGTAATAGGTCACTCTACTTCTCTCCAGCTAAAAAGGCACGAAGCGCACAGGCAGGTCCCAGGCTTAATAAAAATAAAACTATCCGTACCATTGAAGTATACCATACATCCCACAAGCGAAGAGGGCAGCATAGAGGAGAGCAATTATAATTGTTTCTCGCGTAACCTCTTCTTTCCTTGTAAATTGTTTACGCCCCACACTCGCCTCCCGCTAAGGAACAAGCCTCGCCAACTGCCATAGATACCTCTTTATTATCTCCCATGTACTTTTGGATATTTTCCTCAGTAAGAGGGATTGCCTCTAAAGGCTCATTACCTTTAGAGCCTGCTCGATAAACAGTAAGGCCTTTGAGGTACGGAGCATAATCCAACGCTGCTTGAGAGAACTCTTCAGGAGTGGAAGTTGCAGGAAGATTGATGGTTTTTGAGATACAGGAATCCATGTACTTTTGGACCGTAGCTTGTACCCTAATATGATCTTCGGGGGCCACATCATAGGCTCCGACAAAGTTATCCAACGGTTTTTTTGCGTCATGCCACTCTTCGAATAACGAATCGACAACTAATTGCTCCTTCCAGACATTCGCTTGACGATATCGACGGTTATACATAGCAGCAAATATTGGCTCAATGCCACTTGAGACACCGTGAAGCATGGATATTGTTCCGCATGGAGGGATGGTAAGCATAACGGCATTCCTAATACCATGACGCTTAATAAGCATCCTAATACGAGCAGGTAATGTTTTAGCATATTCTTCATTTAAATACTTTTTGTAATCGAATTCTGGGAAGGGGCTCTTGTCCCGTGCGAGATAAATCGACATCTTGTATGCCTCATCTCGTATGGTAGAGAATAATCTGTCTAAAAACTCTAAACACTTTTCGTTACCNTACTTAACCCCCAGTTTAATGAGCATATAGTGTAAACCAGTTACACCTAATCCTATCCGTCTAGACCTTTCCCCTACTCTCTTGCAAGTATCTGTGGGAAACTTGTTAACTGTAAGAACATTATCTAAGAACCTAATCCCTGTACGAACTGTACGAGCCAATCTTTTCCAATCAATATCGCTGCCGTCATCAAGCACCATATTGCTGAGATTAATATTACCGAGGCAACAATTTCCATAGGATGGGAGCGAGATTTCGCCGCAAGGATTGGTTGAATCAAGGCTTTCAAAATACGACACATTAGTATATTTATTAGCTAAGTCGATGTTATAGATGCCAGGATCTCCAGATTCTACAGAGTTTTTCCAGATCATATCCCATAAGTCTCTGGCCTTAATGTCTTTACGACCAATTACTTCAAAACA